CTTCAGGTCCGTCGTGCAAGACGCTATCGAGAGAGGCTTGGGAGATCTGCTAGACACTGATCAGGAACTGTCCAACTACATTCTGATGAGTCCAGTAGGACCCGCTATCATGTATGAGCTGGCATCAAACGAAGAATCAGTGAAGAGACTGTTCGAAGGAGCAAGAACACCTATCGACCTCCAGTTCAGGATCAGAGACATCGAGAGAGATGTGATCTCTGGAATCAAGGCAAAGGAAGCAGCTACTCCTAAGAATCCAGTTACTCCTCCACAACCCGAGAAACCAAAGCCTGTCGGAAAGCCCGGTGTATCAAAAGAAGCAAAGAAGTCAATCTGGGACGACGACAAGGCACTCATCGACTTTATGCGTCGATGATAACCGCACTTATCTAAGTGCAAAGGAACCATTAAAATGGCTGAAAATAACGAACAAGAATTCTCTACCAACAAGAAAGTCAAGATGTTGGCAACTGCAGTTTATGACAACTGCCCCTACCTGAAGAAGGCTCACTCTTACATTCCTGAATCTCAGATGGAAGGTAAGAAGTATGGTAACCAGTACACCGTCTACATTCCTGATCCGGGCAAGACTCGTATCGCTAAGGCATCTGACGGCAAGGCTGGTCTCGCTGCTCAGATCGACAAGGTCAACGAAGTCGAATACGTCATCGAGACCAAGGCTGGTCTGAATGACTGCGAACTCACTCAGTGGAACAAGATGGGTGACATCGAGAGCTTCAAGAAAGAGATCGCTAATCCTCGTGGCGTGAGCGTTGCTCGTAAGGTGGAAAAGGAAGCTATCGACTCCACGATCTGGCGTGCTGCTCAGGCTGTGATCTTCGACGACATCGACCTCGATGCTATCGGCGAAGCTTCTGCTGGTCTGGACAACGCTGGCGCTGCTGGTGACAAGGTTACCTTCCTCAATCCTACTGTTGGTGCTAAGCTTTCTAAGAAGGCTCTCGGCGCTTTCAACCAGCAGGACATCGCTAAGGACCTCTATCGTGACAAGTTCCTGGGCCGCTATGCTGAGTCCTCTGTCGTGACTGAGTCTTACATGCCCACTGTGATCGCTAACTCTGGTAGAACAGCTTCTATCACTCTCGTGGCTGTTACCGACGCTACTGGCACTATCGGTTTCAAGCCGGTTAAGGAAATCACTGGTACTGCTAAGGCTGGTGACGTATTCAAGCTCGATGGCCTGAAGCTCGTCGACAAGTCTGGCGTCCAGACTGACAACGACTACTTCGTGATCGTTGGAGAAGATGGAACTATTCCTGAGCTACGCATCGAAGTTGAAGGCAAGTCTTGCAACAACGCTAACGCTTGGATGCCGTCTGCTACGGAAGCTGGTTCTAAGAGCCTGACTTACGCTCTGGAAAATGGCGCTAAGTACTCCGTTGCTCAGACTCGTCTTGAGGCTGCTGTTGGCTTCGACTCTTACAAGTTCGACGAACTTCCTGGTTCGAAGATGACTGAAGAGTCTACCGAAGGCATGACAGTTCAGGTCTTCGAAGGTGGCGACATCAACAACTTCAGCTCTGTCGTGAGAATCGTGGTGCCTTTCGCTGCTGGTCTTCCGGAAGTGAGAGACGCTGTCCTTTCTTACATCAAGATCGGATAATTTGATCCCTTAATTGGGACGTACCTCCAGCTCTTGGCCCTAAAAAGCCAAGAGCTTTTTCTTTTCCTCATAAATAAAAATGTAAATTTGTGAGGTTTGTGAATGATTGCAGTAAACACACTCATTAACAACGCATTTCAACGCTGCTCTCTTGTAGGTGACGGTCAAGCAGCAACTGGGACGCAATCAATGGCAGCACTAAATGACTTAAAGTGCGTCATTGGCGAGCTGAATACAGAGAATGACCTTCTAGAGAACGTGGCGACTTATGACTCATTCAGCTCAGAGAAGATAACTTTCGCTTCTCGTCCAAAAGGTTGGTTCGAAGTAGAGAATGAAGCTACTATTGAGCTAATGATCGCAGATAACAGGGTGGAAGTCGGCAACATCATAAAGACTAGATCTGGTGAGCACACCTTCTACTACATAGACATGATCGATACTACTCTCACGATGATGTACTCACAGGAATTTGAAGAGTACATGAGAGACAAATGGCCAACTCACTTCATCAACGATCTTCCAGACAGAGTCATCGGATGCGCTAGAAAAATTGGTAACAGATATGTTCAACTAGCACCAGCCGATAAGATGACGCTAGACTCCTATACGAAGGGAGCTCTAGCTACTATGTACACTTCCGAGTCTGAAGTTCTAGATGTCGAAGTTCCGGTACTTGATCCATCTTTCGAACCTTACACAGTCGAGTATTTTGTAATCGAGTTCAACAGCTATCAGGCTTCTGACTTCCGCATAACAATTCTAAAATCTATTCCGGACATTGAGATTGACTCTACTCTACATATCTCACACAAGTATGAGAGTCTGATCGAGAACGGTCTATGTGTCAAGCTCTGCATCAGATACAAATTGATGGAAGCTCTACCTATGTTCGAGCAAGAATACGAGAGCGATAGACGACTGATCATGAGAATCAATCACGCAAATAGACCTCTGACCTATGGCTTCGCTAACGGTAGAGGATATGACTACAACTACTATAATCTACTCGGCGGTCCTGTTGAATGGTAGGAGACAATAGATGGCTCAGAAGATAACATATTCTTTGACAGGTGCGACAAACGAGAGTATTGTAGCTCCGAACATTGAAGGATCTGCTCTTTCGATCAACTTCTTCACTGAGCAGAACGGAGAAGGAAAAGAAGCTACTTACTTCCTACAGTCCTGTCCAGGTGTCAAGTACTTCGATACATTCGGTAGAGACATGTCATGTGATGGTCTATATGTTCCATCGACAGGTCTGTCCAACATGGCTTTTGAGCAATGTCTCTTCGTCGCTTACAAAGGAATCATCTACAGAGTCGACAGCGCAATGAACCACTATGAGATAGGCAACTACGCTATCGGAAACACAGTTTCATTCGCAGAGTCTGGTGGTGAGAGAGCTATACTTCTATGGGTAGACGGATCTGACATTCACGGATACGATCTTAAGCAAGGTACTAGAGTCGACATCACCCTTCCGAAGAGAATTGACGGAAACAACGAATATGTCCAGCCGACTCACATAGCTGTTGTCGATGGTTCTATCGTCATCAACGACAAAGGATCTTCTTACACTTACTACTCTATCAAGTTCCCACTGAACACTGCTCGTAGAGACGTATTCAAGATAATCAATGGAGAAGTTCAGTACAAGTCTGATGGAATAACGGTTGACACTGTATCAGTTGATTCCGGCGCATACTGCTTCTTAGATGACTACGGAGTACAGAAGTACTTCAACGGATCTACTTCTTCTGACAAGTGCATAGCGCTCACTTCAGTCGGTCCTCTGCTTACGATGTTCGGACCTAGCTCAATAGAGTTCTGGCAGAAAGGAAATGCTGAGTCATATCAGACCTGGCAGAGAACTTCCTACACCATCAACAAAGAACAGGGCCTAGAAGCGCCATATTCGCTTGCTACGGTTAATCATTCTCAGTTCTGCATAGGTACAGGCAAGGCGAACGCGAAGTGCGTTCTAATGATCACTAATACAACTGTTCAGAAGATAAGCCCTCTATGGCTAGACAGAGTTCTTTCGAACAATGATGTCAAGGGTGTCAAGGGATGGAGCTACTCAAAGAACAATCACAGCTTCTATCTGTTCTCAATCGGTCCACAGTGCTATGTCTACGATGTAAGCACTAATCAGTGGCACATCAGACAGTCTAGAAACTTCTACACTGGAAAGGTCAAGAACTACATGCCAGTATTCGCAGCATGGTGGAACAACAAGATTGTCACTGGAAGCTCTGAGTCAGGCAATCTATATGTCCTTGACGAGAACTACTTCTACGAAGACTTTGATGCCGAGAAGAGACTTCCTCTTCTTAGAATCAGACAGACACCAGTCATCACTTCTAACTATCGACCTTTCGTAATATATGAGCTAGCTGTCGAATGCAACACTGGAGCTATGAGCACATACGGTCCTCCAGCTATGGCTCTTCTACAGATGTCCAGCGATGGCGGATACACATTCGGTAACGTTATCGAGTCAAGCTGTGGTAGGAGAGGTCAGTATGACGCTAGACTCAGATGGCTCAACTTAGGAATGACTAGACAATGTGTCGTGAGACTATCTTACTCAGAGCCTACGGACTTCGTCATAAGCGACTCTACGATCAGATTTGAAGAATTGAATACACCAGTATAAGAGGATATAATGGAGCTGAACTTAACTTCTACACTAGATGAAATCCGTCAGGGACTCTCAGGAACATACGAGATCTCAGAGGCTGACGGATGGAAAGTTCTAGAGAATGGAAGACTCAGAATCTTCAAGAAGCTTGTCGAGTCTGGAAGAAGCAGCAATAGCATAACTCTTCCACAGAAGTTCATCGACAAGAGAAGTGAGATCACTCCATACATAACATTCAAGAGATCCACAATTGGTGGAGGAATTATCAACTTACAACAGACAGCCATTGACTTAGGAACAAGTGACTCAATGGTAGTGATGATCATACAATTTTAACGCGAGGTAAAAACAATGAACTTCATGGAACTAATCGACCCGGCAGACGTCTTTGGTTTCCAGCAAGATCGAAGAATCAATACTGCAAATGATGCCTTAGCCAAAACAAAAGAAGCTATGGACAATGCAGTCAAAGAGAACAAGAGTCTATATGGTGACTACTACGACAAAGTAGAAGGAACCTATGGAGATCTAGCTGGGAAGCTCAATGACTATCTTGCTTCATTTGAAGGTCAAGAAGTATATCAACCTGGTCAGTTCTCTTTTGACAAGAACGTAGATGACTACTATTCTAAGTTCGCTAATCAGAGAATTGCTCAGGCTATGAACGCTCTTCGTGAGTCTTCTGATATGTTCAGCTCTGACTATCAGGACGCTATGGCTGCTAAGCAGCAGGCTCTAGCTTCTGAGGAATGGGAAAAGGCATATCAGAGATATATGCAGGAGAGAGGACAAGCGGCTAACGAGTTCAACATGAACGCTCAACTCGGTCAGCAAGGATATCAGAACCTGTACAACAGAAACAAAGATCTTCTCGGTCTTGCTCAGGGTGCTCAGGACAATATCATGAACGCCTATGGTAGCTACATGAACAATCTGGCTAACATGAATATGGCTAACGCACAGAACGCTGCTAACATTGGTCAGGCTCAGGCTGCTAACGAGAATACTAGAAGAACTCTGCTACAGAGAACTTTGGGATAAAAGGAGAAATATTATGGCACCTTGGATTTTAGCTGCAATGAAAGCTATACAAGCTAGGAACGAAATGAAGAACAGTGGAATGTTTCAGGGACAGCAGCCAATGAATCAGGCAAATGTCCAGCTTCCACAGAATCAAGTTCCTACAATCACTTCTGTGTACTCTAACCTTTGGAGATAAACTATGTCAATATGGACTAAGATCTTCAACAAAGCATCAGATGAAGCACCCGTGAATGATCCGATGGGAACATTCAGTGACCTTCGAATTCCTGTAAGCCAGACTAGCAGCCCGGCGATGTGGTCTATGTCTCCAGCTGACAGAGACTATCTGATTGCTCAGACACAAGATCAGCATAATCAGCTGTTGAACACTTTCTATCCTGACCGTGATCGAATTCCTAACTGGAAAGAGCTTGGTCAGACAGTTGAGCAGAGAGATCCTCGCTACTCTGACAAAGACTCTACTACTAGAAAGAATCTTGGAGCAAGATCTTCAGTAATTCAAGACATGGCTTATGACAAAGAGCACAACTTAGCTATGCTAAAGATGGGTGGTACTTGGTATACATACTCCGCTACTCCAGAACAGTTCAGAAGATTCCTGAGCGCTGGTTCTCTCGGTCAAGAGATGAACAGAATCAAGAATGGCAAATCAACATCGATGATGAAGACTGCTGCCAGAAAGACACCTGAGTTCAAGACTGGCTATCAGTCAGCATCAGCTCCATCAGCAGTCAGCAGAATCATGAGACTATTCGGGTTCTGATAAATCAAATGAGAGGTTATAGAAAATGGCACTTATAAACTTTCCTCAAGCACCTACAGTATCGAGCATATATGCTCCCAAAGATTCTGTAGCTCAGTTGAACTATATGAATCAGAGCAATGTTCAGGGACTAAGCAATCTTCTAAATCTTGGTTCTAAAATTCATGACTATGCGCTGAGCAGAGAACAGGCTAATCTGATGGAACAGCCTGGCGGAAATGAAGATCAGAAGATGAGAGAGATAGCCTCTATCGAGTCTAGAAAGATCAACGCTTCAGATCCGTCAATGATCTGGAGATGGAAGACACAGATGGATCAGCAAGCTGCTGAAGCCGAGAAGAATCGTCAGGCTACACAGAACGCAAATGCTGCTCTAAAAGCTGGGGATGAACAAGCTTGGAAGAATAAGCTCGCAGTACTAAGTAGAAGAGATGTAAAGGATTCCGAGGCTGCTTATCAGGATATGCTGCTTCAACTGGATCAGCTTGAAATAGAAGGACTCAATAAGGGTTACGATCTAACTCAGTTGAACAATCTAAGATCTAGAATAAAGGACTCTAAGAAAGGTGAGTCTGCTGGAGACTTTGAAGCAGGTACTACAGCTGAGAACCTAGACTCTCAGGTTACAGACTTCTTGAACAAAAAGCACTCAAGCACAGAAATAGATGAGTTCTTGAAGACTCCAGGATTGACAAATCCTCATAGAGTTAATTTGAACAAGGCACTAGAAGAGGCTAAGAAGAGAGAAGCTAGCGAAAAGTATAGCAAGGATCTAAGAGCATTTGCTAAGTCTAAGAACGTTGATTATGATAATGCTGGAGAACTTGTAAAGAAGCAAATAAAGAGAGAATTTGATGCTAAGAGAAAGAATGGAGGTAAATAATGGCCACTAAGCTTTCTAAATCAGATTACGAGTTTCTTAAGCAATATGATCCAAAAGAATTGGATCAGGAACAGCTAGATGCTATTAACGAATATGAGAGATCTGAAGCTCAGGCTCCTTCTAAAGATCAACTTGAATGGGCAACTTATATTCTAAACAAGAAAGGCTTTGATCAAAGAGAGGCAATATCTTCAGGTGACTGGAATAAAGCTCAAGGAATAATCAATCAGAACAGAGCTGCATCTAATCTCATGAGGCAGAAAGGACAAGATCCTTATGTTCACCAGGTCAAAGAAGTTCCAGATAATGTTCCTTCCTCATACGGATTCAAGTTCAACTGGAAAGATCAGTACGAGAAAGAGACCGGAGAGAAGCTGAGAGCTACTGAAGCTGATGCTGAAAAGCTGAGGAAGTACATCAACTCAAAGATGTATGATGTTACTGATGATGTGAATCTACAAAAGATTGCATACAACATGCATCTATACAATCCGAATACTATGACTTGGCAAGAGTTCTTAGATAGTGAGAATGGCAAGACATTCAACTCTTATCTAAAAGATGTTCAGAAGTATCAGCAAGATAAAGCTCTAGATGAGATCTGGAACTCCGAACCTATAGTAGACTTCATGCTTCCAGTCACTAAAGAATATGCTAGACAGAACTATGGTGAGATCAATGACAAGTTAGATTTAGCGGCTCCTTTAGCTGCTGATGCTGCTGCAAATATACTTATGACTGGATCTGGTACTGGAATGATCTCTAGAAAAGCTCCTATGCTCGGAAAGATATATTCGAATGTTGCTGGTCCTATGGCTACTGAACTTGGAAATGTAGCAATAAACGACAAGGATATAGGTCCGGCGGCTGTCGGACTTCTCGAAGGAACTCTAGTCAATGTTGGAACTCCTATGGCTATGTCAAGAGGCGGTAACTGGATTGAGAGAGCATTCGGTGGAATGTCTGAACCTTTACAGAAGTCAATAAACGATGCTGCCTCTAAGACAAGAGAAGTAGCTAAGAAAAAGTCTGAAGGTTGGATCTGGAGAGAAAATGGTGTATTCAAGAAGAGAGTAAATGGAGTAGATCAAGAAGTTAAGTCGCTTACTAAAGCTGATATGAATAAAGTTATCCCTGATAAGGACATAGCACTTGCAGCTAAGGGAGAAAGGTTCCAAAGAGGTTCTCAGACTGATAAGGCTAAATTGACTAACAAGCTGATAGAAGCTAAAGCCAGTGGCGATCCTGAGAAGTTTAAGAAAGAACTTGTTACTAAAGTTGCAAAGGGTGAGACTCCTACACTAGAAGAACTTCAATTAGCTGGATTCTCCTCTAAAGAATCTTTTGCTAATTGGCTAGGTGATATGATACCTGAAGGTGCTAAAGAGTATCTAACAAATACACTTGGAAGAGCTCAATTCGGTAGAAGAGGAGTCGGCTCATTGATAAATGTATATGCACCTGATGTTAAACTATTCAAAGACAAAGGTGACAGAGAGAAAGGAACTCAGAAATGGTATGAATACTATGGTCTGAGTGACTGGAACCGATAGCTTGCACCGCTCTCATTTCTTTGAGAGACTAAAAAGGAGAGGAAGTTCCTCTCCTTTTCTTTATGCTATCAATCCTCTATTTGCTTTCGCCGTTCAGTATCTTGTCAACTTCTTCCGGAGTCAACGGCTTTGTAGATACATCGGGTAGTATAGCTTGAGCGACCTCTTCCTTTGTCAGAGGTTCACGCACTACTGGATCGTGTCTCTCGATCTCGATCACTTCTCCTTTATGGTCAAGATAGATAGTGGATCTCTCATCTTCGATAGTAGAAGTGTAGATCTCTTTCTTTTCTGGTGTCAACATATCCTTGTTCATCATTCTTCCTCCCAGTCTATTTCTGGTAGATTGTTTTTACTAGCTATGAGATCTAAGGCAAAGCATATCTCGTCCTCTATCTCTCCGAATGATAGATCGTTGCAGTGAAGACCATATCTTATCGCGTACTTGATATGATTAACGGCTTCTTCAAATCCTTCTATCTTTTGATTTATCATGCTTCATCCTTAAACTTGAATTGAGTTGCTATCTTGAAGGTCTTTGGATAGATCTCATTGTTCGGATTGTTGGCTGACTCAGAAATGAGTGGATCTGCCATAGTCCTTACTAGATCGTCTGTACATCTATCACAGAATACGCACTTTCTCTTTCTCCAGCGCATGTACTTCGTAAGATAAACATCGTCGATTCTGGTGTTTATGACTTCATCAGACATGTACCTGAAGAAGTCTAGCTCCATAGCGCTTCCCTTCATGACAGTGAATGCTCCTATTGCTCCGCCTTTTCCCAGAGAAGCTATATCATTGTCGCCAAGCATATTCAACATGTGCTCTGCGTAGTCGCCATGATACCTCCAGTCGTCGTCACAAAAGAAGATGATGTCATCTCCGTGGTAGAATCTCTTGAGAGGCATATACTTCTTGAAGGATCTCAGATCCTTGACTATTCTGAACATGAGACAGTTCCGGAATGCTGGAAGCTGAGTTCCGAACTCTTGCTCGCTGATGGTCAGATAGACTCGATCAACTTGCTTAGCGATCGAGTCAATAGCCTCTTGAACTTTGTCAAAGTACTTATCAACTCTCTCTTTGCAAGTAGTCATGCATGCGATCTTCATTCTCTTGTCCTCCTCACATATTCAGATACTGGAATTACTCCGTATGCGTTTCTATTGATTAGATCCAAGTAGTCCTCATACTTGAGCTCTTCCATGTCTACTTTCCAGTTTATGTCTTCTTTGTACTTCTCGCTAGTGTCTATGACTCCGCATCCGTAGTCAGTGTCTACGACATATACCTTGTATGACAGCTCCCCATAAGCTTTGTAATAGGCTTTCCAAGTATCTCCAGTCCACTCTTCACTCTGATGGCTCTTGTTGTCCCATACTTGCATCTTCTCGGACTTCGGCATACAGTCGTGCATGACAATGACTCCATTTGGATTGAGATGCTCTAGAGAGTTTCTGATGTCCCTCCAAACTTGACTGTGCTCATGAAGTCCGTCGATGAAGATGATGTCGAACTTCTCGTCGTTCTCATCGAAGTACTGATCTGAAGTCATTTGATAGTTCGCATAGGCATCTGGATCTGGATCGACAGTGATTTTGCGGTCAATCTTCAGATTCTTCACGTTTTCATTACGGTATGATCCGATTTCGAGGTATGTCTTGAAGCCTCTGAAGTCGATCATTCTCTGTATCACTTCTGTTCTTATCATTTTAGCTCCTTTTCTATTCACCGGTATAGTTACTAGGGGTCATGGATTTTACGGCCTCTAAGGCAGATTTATTTGCATTTAACGAGCTGTTCTTGCAATGCTTGAGCACAGTCCTGCAAGTTCGACTTACCTTTTTCGTGTTGAAAGGCCACTTCACTTCAAAGTCAACCTTCTTGGTTCCTCTCAGAATCATAGCTAGCTTTCCGTCATCGATCACGTAAGCTGACGATATGAGCTCAGGGTGCTCTAGGATAACGTCGAAGTATACCTTATTTCTACCTCTAACCCAGCGTCGAATAGCGCAATGCTCATCACGATGAAGATACATGAAGGACTTTCCAATAGGCCCAAAGCAGTGAAGTATCAGAAAGTCCGGTCTCTTCAAGTCTAGTTTCTTTAGCACTGATGTTGCAGTGATTCTAGCTCGAATAGCATTTCTGAACGCCGGATCTTCAACGTATCTCCTTCTATTTGAGGCCCTCATTCTCTTCTTGTACTCTTCCTTGTGCTCTTCTCTCCACTTACGCGATCTCTCAATAGCATCCATCAAGTGATGCTCTCTGTACAACTTCGCTTCTAGCTTATGGCTGTCTGCATACTTCTTGACATTAGCTAAATGACGATGGTATCTCTCGATAGATCCATACTTCTCAATCGCCTGTTCTTCTGTTAATCTGGATCTTGCCATTTTTTGATCTCCTTGTTAGAATTGTCTGTTGCTTCCGTCCAGCTTGAACGGATAGTTCTTAGCTTCTAGTTCTCTGAGAGCTTGCTCATATTCAGCTCTGATGAACTTCTCGAACTCTGCTACTGAGTCTAGATCGTCCATAGACACTTTCGCCATCGGCTTCACTGTTACATTCACCTTCATATCGTGGTCTTTTCTAGCCTTTCTCAATTTGTAGATCTTGTAGTTCTTCTCTTCTTCCGGAAGGCTGTGGAGTCTGTCCATCTCATCATTGAGAAGACATGACCGACACTTGAACTCCATCGTTAGAGGATATGATATGCCATAGTCTCTCTGTCCACATTTAGAGCAGCGCTCTTTGTATGGTGATAGATTCAGATAAGACAGATTACGATATGCCTTCACTAGAATTGGATCGTATTCCGAATCATTAGGATCAGTCGATGGATATACTCCAAGGTATGGTTCATAGAACTTCATATCTTATTCTCCTTTACTGAATATCGTCAATGTCTGGTGCAGGAAGTCCATCTCCTACTTCGAAGTTGTTCTTCCTTGAATCGATGAGCATAGACTCAAATTCAGATCCTTGCTCTGCCATGCCTGAGATAGGCTCAAAGACAATGTGTGGGTGACCGTCAGAACCAATGAGATTTGGCCATCTCTTAGCTATCTCTGAATTGAAGTTCATGATAGACTTCGGCTTCATTCCAGCTTGCTTGCACCACTCAGAATATGTCTTGTAAGACTCGGATGTTGATAGCATTCCTTCGAACTTGAACTTATAGTACTTAGACATTTCGATAAGTGTTGACTTCGTCGGATAGTATGTCTTCTGTACTTCCCAGATCTCTTTTCCTATATCCGAGTTAGGATTCCAGTAACCCTCTTCTCTAGTCTCATCAATTGCTCTCCAGAACTCTACTGAGCGATCTAGAACCTCATTTAGAGAGTTGAGCTCTTCAGTGTTGCCGATCTCGCTTCTCATACAGTTGAACTCGAAGTATCTTCTCATCGTCTCTGGGTCGAAGATCACGTCGTATAGATGCTCGTTAGCGGAAGATATGCATGAGAATGTGATGGTTCTCTTCATCTGTTCCTGAGTACCGTATATTCTGGTGTCGAGCTTATTTCCAGTCAAGATTGACTTTAGAGTCTTGATGTCGTCTGTAGACAATGTCTCTACTCCAGCCACGGCTTGTTGATTGTTCACAGCGAGCTCATCGAAGTAGATGATGTACTTCTCGGTCATCTTCTTGATCTCTCTGGTCTCGTCAAACAGAGCAGAGATCTTAGCGCTCTCGGTGTAGAACTCTTCAAACTTAGCGGCAAGCTTATCGATGAACCAGCTCTTACCAGTACCAGTTGGACCGAAGAAGTTCAGCCAGATGTGCCATACGACCTTCTTCATTCTCATACGTCTCTTGACCTGCCATGCCCAGTGACACATCATAGTCTTGAAAATTTCATAGGATTCCTTTATCTGGAAATGTTCGTGAATCTTGTGAAGGTATGTGTCAAGAAATGGTAGATATTTCTTATCATACTTTATATCTTCGACTAGCTTTGCAAAGGAATTCTCTTTTGCTTGTCTAGCCATGTCGTATAGAGTATGCTCTATCTCTCCAGTCTTGAATGCCCCAAGAATCGGATCTGATGTAGTCTTAGCCAACAAGAAGTGCTTGATGTCGTTTATGTCTGAGTTCAGAGGAGAGTCTGATCCTGGTCTCATAGAGCGGATCTCTGTGAATGACCGGTTTATCATGAATCTTCCGCTCTCTTTGAGAAGCTTAGCGATATATGGCATCAACTCGATCTTCTGCGCTTCAGGTTCTTTGTTCTCTTTGATCAGTCGATCAATAATCGCTTCTACATCTGGCTGAGGTAGAGGTTCTATACCGACAACTCCCATAGCTGCTACGTATTTGTAGTATACCTCTTGAGGTGTCAGGAATGTCCTCTTGCTCTTCATTTGGATTTTTCCACGCTCAGTAACTATGAAGTTCTTTTCAAAGTACTTGACAAATTGATCAATTTCTTTCTTATCCAACATATTGATTTCCTTATCTTTATAGATTAAATATAGTAATTTCCTCTAATACCAAATTTCTCTATATTATATTATTTTAGAAGGAGAGAGAGAGGGGTCTCTCCGAAATTTCCATTTGTTACTCCAATTTCTCTTATCGAAGTACTGCATAATTGCTCCAAATCTTCAAAATTGAGCAAAAATGAGCTTGTGTGTCCTTTAACCTTTCTTTTCATCTTCTAATCCTCTAACTGCAAAAAAATGCTCATTCAGACCTTCTTCCCGCGACAGTTTCGAGTCTGAATGAGCATAGGATTTAGCAGATGAAAGCCTATCTCAGCTCAGGTATGGAGTTCTTTTTGTCGCGGGACCATATCTGAGTCTTGTATAGAATATATACAATTTTTTAATCCTTAGAAATTTCCTTTTATCACTACTCTTCTGTAAAACTTTCTTTACATGATCTTTATGGGTTTAGATTCCGAGAAAATAATCCTATATTGTATATGTAATTCAAAATGGAGAATGAACATGAAACAACTAACAATACTCGTAATCCTTATGTGCTATGCTGCATGGGGTGTGACAATAGATCTGCGTGACTGGGAACCGGAATTCAAATACAAGTCAGAAGATCTTTACTCTATTGAAGAAGCTAACGCTTATTGCGAAGATAAGGATCAGTGTGTAGCTCGGTATGAAGAGAACAGTCGAGAGGCTAGAATATACTACAAGGTTATCAATTGCAAGAAGATTTTGACTGGCAAAGCAGACCGCTATATAGCTAGGCCACATCAAATCTTTGAATTGGTCAACTTTTGCGGAGATGGAAAACTATATGAGGAAAAGAAAATAGAAGAGTATGAACAACCTCTGGAGTATATTTGGAAAATAGAGAAGAAAACTAAACATCTCAAAGTAAAACTCATAGAAAACAAATAATGGAGAATGGATATGAAGTTGCACAACACTACACTCAACATCGAATATACTAAGAATCCGGTACGCAAGATCTGGGATATTCTTCACGGCAGCTACCTCTACGACCATCCGGTTCTTGACACATTATTTCAGGTATCTGTGATATTTGCAGTAACGGCTACTCTGCTGTATATCTTCTAAAAATCGTTGAGAATTTAGCTGGACGTGTAAATAACTATATTCAAACTATCAACAACAAAAAGCCTCGTAAAGGCAAAGGAAAAAGAACAATGATTACTAACACTTCAATCGAAGATTATTTCTCCTCTATCCAGACTGCTCCAAAGGTTGGAGATCTAGACAACGAGATCTGCAAGATCACTTCTGTCGCTGAGTACAAGTCTACGAAGTCTGGAAAGACAAGCCTCAAGATCACATTCGACAAAGACGGAGCAGAGTTCGGCTCTTATCTAGGTCTAGGAAGCGAGAAGGCTATCGACATCACTAACGCTCGTCTGACCAAGATCTGTGCTGCATGCGTAGGTCCTGAAGAGATGATGAAGATGTTCAAGGCTTCTTACGAAGACGAAGATGTCGAGAACACTAAGGATCTAGCGATGGACTTCGCCATTAAGGTGAACAAGAAGCTCAAGAAGAATCCAGTGGACGCTATCGTAACTCGTCACAAGTCTGAAGACGGCCTCTGGAACGTAAAGTGGAAGCTGTCAGACGAAGACAAAGAAGAGACCGCTGATGAACAGCCATCCGAGAAGAAAGAAGAAGATTTCTACGACGCACTGAAATAGGAGAATCAATATGCCTTGTGGTTCAAAGAAAGGTGGGAAGGGCAAACCTCCCAAGAAGTAACACAACATAACGTCCGTTAACTCCGATGGCTTGGACAAACGGACAGAGGGAGAAGCGCCGTGATCATGTATTCATTCTCCAAACTCCTGAGGCGCTTCTCCCTCTATTTTTGTATATGAGAAGAAAACACAGAAAACTGACCGTTGATGAGACTCTAGACTTCCTTCTTGACAGAGGGATCATTTCTGAGAAAATGTCTGGAGGCTACATATACGAAGTTCACAAAGATGAGTTCCGCTTCTGGTCCAAGAATGAAGCCGTATGCGAGCTATCCAAGTACTTAGGCTACGGATTCAAGTCTCATGCTTCTAGAAGAGCTATAGATAGCTGCACTGAAGAGTTCTGCATCGAATGGCCCAACCTGTGTAGACACTGGGAGTGTGAAGTCATGAAGATAGATATAATGTCAGAGGCTTCTGGAATAGATCTTGACAAAATTGATCATAAGACCTACCATCAGCTCAGCTCATACTACAACAAGCTTAGAAAGAGAATTCCTGATGATGAGTTCAGAGAAGTGTTCAATAAGTACGTGAATAGGAAGATAAGAGAAAATAAGGACTTGAGGTTCAAGAGATGTTCGACTACGCAAAAGCAGCAAGATACTGCAAAGAGCCAGTCATAATGATCGAGCACGCTTGGGAAGCTGCTAGCGATGTCGAGAATATGTGGACAATTCGGCACAAGCTTGAGTCCGAGCACACTCCAGAAGAGCTCAGAAAGATGAGAAAGTGGTACAACAGGCCAGCTTCTGAGCTATATTTCACGTTAGAGACAGAATAAGCGCTGTTTTAGAGCTTATTTCTAGTTACCCCTAATATACCTATAGCCATACTGAAAACATCTCTATAAATCAAATAATCAACCATTTATTGGTCTGAAATATGACCGAAGGAGATTCCTAAATGGCAGAAGATTTTGATTTAGAAGAGCTCATAGAAGACTTCAAAGGGTTCGAGAAGAACTCATATTCCAAGTACAAAGATCTATACGAGCAGATCAAAGCCGATAGAAAGTTCATCGGCGGTGCTCAATTTGGTACTGATGATGACACGATTCTAGGATCTGATATACCTAGAGCTAATTTGAACATCACTCAGAACGCGATCAGAACAACAGTAAACTCCTACCTGACTAATCAGTTCAAGTGGCACTATGAAGGAAATGATGATCTGAACGCTAAGCAGGATCTATTCCTATCTGATCCAGACAACTCTACCGGAAGCGTAGAAGCGCTTACTAACTCAGTCGGAACTGGACTAGGAGTTCTGGTCTTCTCAAGTGACTACGACATCGACGGGTCGATCAAGCCTGTTCTATACTCTATTCCGGACGTTACAAATGTTCGTCTCGATCCTAACGCTACTAAGCTGAACTTCGCAGACGCTACTAGAGCTGCTATCGTTGAGCTTAAGTCTAAAGAGTGGATCAGAAGGAACTACGGAGAGATTGACGTAAGCTGGTCTTCAGAAGCACCTCTGGTGGACATATCCGAGACCTACGACCGAAAGAACTACGCACCGCTAGTAACTTACTTCGTCAAAGAAGACGGTATGAACGGAGTCACTTGCTACAAGCTTCTCGGAGACAGACTCATCGAAGAACCAGTAGTTCTGCCATACTCATACATTCCAGTCGTTCCGGTATTCGGAGAACAGAGCTGGGCTAAGGACAACAAGCAGACATGGACTGGAATCACTACTCAGATGAGACCTATTCAGAGACTCATCAACTACGCGTACAGGCAGCTGCTGCTTAGAATGAGCAAAAGCCCGAAGAATACTTGGATCTCTGGAAGCGAAGCGATTCAGAATTTCGAAGCATACTACAAGAACTCTGACAAGACTCTGAATCCGTTGCTCATGTACAACGAGTACAGCAAGGACGGAAAGAGAAAGCTAGAGCCTCCTACTAGACTTCCTAACGCTATCGAGTTCGCTGATGTTGATCAGTTGATGCAGAACGCTCTCGGACTCACAAACACTATCATCGGAATTCCGGCTACTGGACTTGAGACGACAGTCGAGAAGACGGCTACTGAAGCTCTGCTCAATCAGAAGACGTTCAACAACAACATCAGATGCTACATTCAGCATCTTAAGTACTCTCTTTCTCTAGTCGGAATGCTCTTCGCTGAGTACACTTACAATCAGCCGATGTATGGAAAGATCAAGCTGACAGTCATTGAAGGTCCAGATGACGCTATGGAGAAACAAGAGGCTAGAGTTCAGCTTCAGTCATACGCTCCTCTTCTGACTTCTGACTCTGACAAGCAGAAGCTGGTCATAGCTCAGTGCTTGATCGAGAAGGACAATGAGTACATCACTAAGTTCCTATCGCTGATCCAGCCTCAGATGACTGACAATGAGCTTCAGCAGCAACAGCTTCTCGCTCAGGCTGATCAGGAGATCAAGAACAGAGACGCTCAGATCGTCGAGCTTCAGAAGAGACTCGGAGATATGGAGACTAATCAGAAGATCGAAGCTTACGGACTTCAGAGAGAGATGCTTCTCGAAGATCAGAAGTTCAATCACCAGAAAGAGCTCAAGCTTCTCGATGCTCAGATCAAGGCTAACGATCCAGCAGAGATGGCTAAGACAGAAGCTGACATCTACAAGGCGAACGCTTCAATTGAGAAAGAAGCTATATCTCTACAGAAAGAGGAAATGAAGGCACAGAATCCTGAAGTGAATATCGTGGAGGAAGTATAAGATGTATCAAGTTTTCTTATCAGAGAACGATCTGATTCTTGACAACGAGAGAAAGGTAATTCCTGGAGCCAAGATCGAGTGCTTCGATCCTACAAGCAACACATCGATCGACATATACACTTACGACTCTGCGAATGACGACTATGTTCCAGCAGACAATCCAATCTATATCGGAGCGCTCAGCCGTCCAGACCACACATACTTCTGTGATCGTCTTGTTCTCTGTCGTCTCTACAAGTATCTCGGAAACTTCTCAGATCCGATGATCGATGACGACACAGAGAACTGGGAGTTCGTCAGAGAGTGGCTCGGAGCATACAACGCTGTCTCTTCTGGAACGACAGAAGGAACAACTTATGGACTATCTGGACTTCTCGGAACTGATCCAGAGATAGGAACGGTCACTGTC